CTATGGCTGCGCTGACTGACGTTGAAACTACAGCGAGGAACTACCTGCGGGACTTCCCACGGTTCTTCCAGTTGGACTTTGACGCCACGGGGCGCACCTTTGACCTAGGTCACCCCAACATTGATTCAACGAAACTGTGGATAGCAACTTATGTTAGTGGTACGACGACGGAACTTACTACTAGCCAGTATTCCCTTGATGATAGGAACGGGTTGCTACGTCTGGGCGCTGCTCAGGCGTCGGGTACGAAACTTCTGGTAGAGGGCTACCACTTTGAGTGGCTACTACCCGCAGACCTGACCTTCTACGCCAAACTGGCCCTGAATCAGCATATGCACACGCTGGACATGGACAGGGAGCAGTTGTCAGCGGTAGTCAGGGACGTTATCGGCATTGACGCCATGATTGAGTCCCTCTGGGGACTTATGACTGAGTACAGCAGGGACATCGACGTTACTACCTCTGAGGCCGTCCACATCCCGGCCTCTCAGCGCTTCCGTATGATCCAGCAACTGCTGACGTACTGGACCGCAGAGTACGAGAAGAAGGCCCGTGCCCTCAACATTGGTCTGGATCGCATTGAGGTCTTCAACCTGCGTCGCACCTCCCGCACCACCAACCGTCTGGTTCCGATCCAGAAGTCCCGTGAGTTGGGTGACTACGGCCCGATTGAGCGCATCTACTCCCCGATTGATGACGGCCAGATCGTCATTGAGGAGGAGCAGGATGAACTCCGCACCGACGTGTTCATCGACGGTGATCCTCCTGAAGGGTATGTCTCAGGCGTTAGGTATCTCTAATGACTAATGTGCGTCGTGAGGCAGACCACATTTGGGATACCTACCGAAGGTACCACCGAGAGACGGGTGAGTCACTAGTATGGTACGAGTTGCAGCCCTTCGGGGCCACAGCAGCCACTGACAGCCTGTACGACGATGTGTATGACGAGGGTCTGTCGGCTACCGGCGGACTGCGGTATCAAACCGGAGTGATTCTTCCGGTACTACAGATACAGGAGACGGAGGACACCAAGAGGGCTCAGGCCGACGGTCGCCTCGTTGTTCAGACTGCCATCGGGGTCCTTTCAGTCAAGGACATGCGAGATGCTGGTATTAGTGACGTTACGGAGTACCGCAAACACCTCAACGATATGTTCTTCTACGATGGTCGGTACTACGGAGTGACTGGCTACCGGTCCCGTGGACGGGTTAAAGACGAACTCATTATCGGGTTTGAGGGCATGGAAAGGTACGTGGATCAAGAGTTTGTGAATGACCCCGGACCTACCACAATCGTTGAAAACGCCTACGCTTGGCCTGCTACTCTCCCATCTTAAATGGTGTATCATTAGTACAGGACTTAGCGAGCGCTAGGCCCTCTCAGATGCCCAGAGTACGTGAGGAGAACGTATGGCTCAGTTTAATGCCCCGTTCTCCACGGTCTCTGGTAGAACGCATGGTCCCAGTCTCATAGATGGATCACTGGCGGTCCTCGGTAATGCTGAGACAATGGTGGAGTCTTTCCCCAGCATTTACGCTCTGGCTATCAACACCGCCCTAGAGGGCCACGTCAGTGCTGCTCGTAAGGATTTGGAACAGGACACCGAGTACAGCGCTCTCTCCAAGTACTACGATGTTGTAGGGGAAGTCGGAGACGACGGAATCGAACTGGAGTTCGGGCTCTTTGGGGTTCCCGACAACTTGAAGGGGTTGGCTTCACGCATGGAGTTCGGGGATGCGAACCATCCCCCACAAGCCTTTGTTCGTCGTACTGTCCATAAGCAGTTTGAGAGTATCGTTAACGACATCAGCACCACGGTGAACACCACCCTTGGTACGGAGGGTAACTATGCCTGACCGTTCCGGGTTCCTGCTGGCTGAAGATCAGGCCCTGAAAACCAAGTTCTCTGGTATACAGTTGGTTGATGATCGGGACACCACCCGTGATGTACAGGTGTTCTTCCGGTATCCCGAGGGGGAGACTGAGAAGAAGTTTCCGTTCATCACGCTGGAGATGCTGGACATCACTCACGCCACCGTCCGTCAGCATTCCGACCAGAACATCTACTCGTATGTGTCCGACAGCCCCCCATCGGGACAGCCGTCAGGGCATTACAGCACTAATGGTCCAGCCTCATTTGCCTATTGGCCCAACACGACTACTGACGTGACCACGTTGACGTTGGAGGGTAACAACGCTGGAACCAGTCCCTTTGTCACTGCCTTGGAGCACATTCCTGTGGACCTGTTGTATCAGGTCACCACGTTTACTCGCTCGGCACTACACGACCGCGCTCTGCAATCACATATCCTGACCAAGGTTGCCCCGTTTAGGCGAGGTTATCTTGACGTAGGAATAGACGGCACCCAGCGCCACATGGCTTTGCTGGATTGGCGTAGTGCAGACATGCTGGATGAAGAAGCAGGCTTTAAGAAGAGGATTTTCAGAAAGGTGTACACCCTTTCTATAACGTCGGAGATACCAGCAACTGCTTTGGCAGGGGTTGGGCAGGTAACTACACCAGCCGAGATCATTCTCAAAGATAAGATTGAACTAGATGTCCTGTCTTAAACTCGTAACCCACCGTTAAGGAGAAAACGTAATGCCATCCTATTCACGCCCCGGCGTATACGTCAACGAGGCCCCGCTAAAGGCCATCGTTGAGAATCGCCCCGGTCGCACCACAGCGTCCTTCGTTGGACAAACCTCACGGGGACCCATCGGGAAGCCCGTGCTGATTAACTCGTGGAACTCCTATGTGAGTGTCTACGGGGACATCAACGCTTCATATGAACTTGGTTACTCTGTTTACCAGTTCTTCTCCAATGGGGGAGTTGAGTGCTACGTAGTTCGCGTACTCACCAACTCCGCTGTGGCGAACACAGCCGCACTCCTTGCTCTTACTCACGGCAGCAGCCAGTCACTGTTTACTGCCACGTCAAAGTTGGCTGGGGTGGACGGCAACGAGATCACTCTTGTTGTTACCAAGAACTCCTCCAACCCGGACTCCAGTACTACTGGTGGTTCAGGTATCTTGGACGTGACTGTCAAGTACAAGGGCGTCACCAAGGAGACCTTTACCGGTTTGACCTTCTCCAACAACACTGGTGCCACTTCGGCCACAATAACGATTAATGACGTTGTGTCTGGCTCCCAGTACATCACGGTGTCTGCCCAGTCTACTGACTCCAACACCACTGGTGCTAAGTTCAACACCGCCTTTACCGGTGATGTTACCTACACCTTGGCTAGTGGTGCCACTGGTGGAACAGCCGCCAAGGCTACAGGGTACGTCCGAGGCGTCACTGCCGGAGTTGCTGCCAACCACTTCTTCCTCACCGCTGAGAATGCTGGTGCGTGGAGTAGTGGCTTGACCGTAGAGATTTCAGATGGTCTTGAAGGAGCCACCGCAACGTCGTATGGCACGTTCACGATGATCGTCAAACTGGATGGTGCTGAGAAGGAGAGGTGGACTGAGGTATCTATCGACACCACCCATAACCGTTGTGTGCTGAGTATTGTGAACAACTACTCAGACTACCTGCGGGTTTCCGCTTTGGCGGCTCCTACCAAGGCCACCACCACCAAGGTTACCGCTGGTACATACGCCCTCGTTGGGGGGTCTGATGGTACAGCAGTTGTCTCTTCTGACTACACCACGAATATCGCCTACTTGGATCAGGTAACTGGTGACTTGCTCATCAACCTGCCGGGCGTGTCTGCCTCGTCCGAGGTAAACGCTGCTATATCTTATGCGGCTAACCGTGGAACGGGGTTCGTGATCATTGATGCTGACACCACTCAGACGACAGCAGCCGGGGCTCTCACTGTTGTGTCCCCGTACACCAACAGTGGCTACGCTGCGGTTTACTACCCCGGTGCCACAGTTGCAGATCCAACCAAGACAGGTCCAGCCGCCCTACGTACTTCCCCTCTGGGTGGTGCTGTTATGGCGATCTATGGCAAGTCTGAGAGGTTGTACTCGGTGGCTAAGGCCCCCGCTGGCTTCAATCTTGACATAGCCAACGTCTTTGGTTTGGTGGCTAACTACACCGAGAATGAAGAGGGCACGCTATACGACGCGAACATCAATCCGATTAGGTTGGTTCCGGGTACAGGTGCCATCATCAATGGTACTCGTACTCTCGCAGTAACTGCTCCGTCCAAGTACATTCCGATCCGTCGGACCCTGAACTTTGTCAAGGCTCGTATCAAGGAGATTACACAGTTCGCTGTGTTTGAGCCCAACGATG